AATTGTAGCAAATATCTGAACAATAATAATATTTATTTTGTTTTTTATAAAAATATATATTAAATTTTCGATTACAAGTGTGACATTTAATATTAGTATTATCAATTATAAAATAAATAATATCATCAGGTAGTTTTGATAAAAAATTCATATTATATAAATGATTTAAAATTTATTTATATATATTTAATAATATATTTTTGAATTATAAATACCTCACGAACATAAATATACATATAAATATAACATAAAAAGTTATTTATAATTCTACTTATAATGAAGTGTACTAAATGTAATATAGAAAAAGAGTTAGTCAAAGGAAAAAGATGGTGTAAAAATTGTAAAAATGAATATGAAAGAAAAAGACGTAAAAAAAAATCCAGAATCTATTGTAGAAAATAATAAAAAAGAAAGAGAAAGATATTATAAAAAAAAATTACAAATAGCTAATGTTATAATTGATCCAATGAAAAATAAATTATGTTCTATTTGTAATAATGAAAAGACATTAGATAATTTTTATATTGCAAAATGTAAAGGCACTATTCGTTCTATGTGTAAAGAATGTAATTCTGATAAAAGAAAAATATATTATCAAAATAATCGTGAAAAAACTATTAAGCAAACTAATAAATATAAAGTTGAAAGAATGAAAACAGATATTGAATTTAAATTAGAACAAAGATTACGAAATAGAATATATATCGCATTTAAATCACAATGTAATAAAAAAACAAATAGAACGTGGAAATATATAGAATGTAGTTCAAACTATTTTAAAAAATGGATAGAATTTCAATTATATGATAATATGACATTTGAAAATTATGGGAAAGATTGGCATATTGATCATGTTAAACCTTGTTCAAGTTTTGATTTGTCAAATTTAAAAGAAGTAAATGAATGTTTTAATTGGAAAAATTTACGTCCTTATAAAAAAGAAAAAAATTTACAAAAGAGTAGCAAAATTAATATTATGGATTTAGTTTTACAAGAAATAAAGGTTCAATATTTTCTAAAAAATTATAAAAATATGGTATAAATTATTTTTTTTTTATTTTAAATAATATTCAAATATATTATAAAGTTACATATGGAGCGTGTTAATAAAATTAAAAGTGAAAATAATTGTATTGAAGAAACAATTAATAAAGAAGATAATATAGAATTTATTAAACAAAAATTAAAAGATAAAAAAGATATGCCTATAAAAAAACAAAGGTTAGTATTTAAAATTATTGAAGAAAATGGAGATTATAAAGAAATTAATTAATTACTATTTATAAAATTAAAAATTGATAATTAATAATTATAAAAATAATAAAATATAATTATTAATGACGCGTATTATTTCTATCGAAGGCAATATTGGCTCTGGGAAATCTATGTTTGTAAAAGAACTAGAAACGTATTGTAATGCTAATATTAAAAAGATGAAAATTCATTTTCTTCAAGAGCCAGTAGATATTTGGAATAATGTTCAAAACGCAGAAGGTAAAAATATTATTGAATGTTATTATGCTAATCAAGAAAAATATGCATTCCCTTTTCAAATAATGGCTTATATTTCAAGAATTCATTTACTTAAAGAAGCACTGAAAAATGATTATGATATTATTATTACAGAACGTTGTGTTCATACAGATAAAAATGTTTTTGCTCAAATGCTATTTGACGAGGGTAAAATTGGTGAAATTGAATTTAAAATTTATAATATGTGGTTTGATGAATTTTTAAAAGATTTACCCAAGATTGAAATAATTTATTTAAAAACAAATCCAAATATTTCAAATGAGCGTGTTATTAAACGTTCTAGAAAAGGAGAAAATATCCCAATTGAATATTTAGAAAAATGCCATAATTATCATGAAAAATGGTTAGAACAAGATAAACCAATTATTACAATTGATGGCAATGAAGACATTGAACGTTATGGTAATTATTTAAAGAAATTGGGTATTATTACATTAAAAATTCAAACTAATAAACTAGAAAATGAAAAACATACTTTATATTTTGATGGTGCTTCACGCGGAAACCCTGGACGTTCTGGTTTAGGTTATTTAGTGTATCAAGAAGATAGTAAGATTCATGAATGTAGTAAATATATTGGTGATAATTATACAAATAATTATGCTGAATATATGGCTATTCACGAAGGATTAAAATGGTGCTTTGATAATAAAATCACTAATTTGACAATTAAAGGAGACTCTCAGTTAGTAATTAAACAACTTAAAGGTGAATATAAAGTAAATTCTCCAAATCTACAAGAATTATATGATAAATGTTCAAAACTATTAAAATTATTTCATAGTTATGAATTATATCATATTGATAGAAAATTAAATACTGAAACAGATAAATTAGCAAATTTATCACTTGATAATTTTAATCAAGAAATCACTAATTAAATAAATAATATATGAAACAAATAAATATATTAATATACTTGTTATATTATTTTGGATATCATAATTCATATTTATATAATTATTAATAAATAATAAAGTAATGGCAATAATATAAGATAATATTAATCCTATTTTTTTATCGTATATAAAGATTAATGGAGACATTAACAATATTATAACAATTATCTCTGTTAATAAAACTTTAAAAGCTTCAAATTTACCTAATATTTTATTGTCTTTTGTGAATAATTCATCCCTATAAAAAGTAATTATATCAGGCCAAGATGTTGCTAAAAATAAAATTATTAATAATACTATAATATGATTTTTTGGAAATTTGATATATCCACCTAATGCTGTTAAATATGATAAAACTTGTAAATTTATACCATGTGAAACAGATAAATCATTTAAATATTTAAATAATATATTTTTTTTATTGCTATCCATTATATATTAACGTAACAATAAAAAATTATTTATAATATTATCTGGTTTATATTTTAAAATATCTAATTCTTTTATTGTAGTTGGAAAATTTTCATCCCCATAAATATCTTGTAATAGTAACCATTCAAATAAACCTCCTGGATATAAATAAACATTTATAAAACCCATCTTTTTAATTTGATTATATTTATCATATATTTTATTACAATTACAATTTTTACCATATATAATAATATTTTTATCTAGAAAGACATGTGTATTATTATTAAATAATTGTAGTTCCATATTAGCAGTTAACGTATTAGTTATTAAACAATTTTGTTCTCTCTCTTCTAATGTATTTATTATAATATAATTATTATTATTATTATTATTAGAGTTAACAATATTTTGCATATCATAAAAAGAAATTTTATTTACTGAATTATAATTACCCATTATTACAATTAAAATTCTTAAAAGTTTTATATTATTTATATTCTAGATAATATAAAGTAAATTATATCAATGTTTTTTATTTAAAATCTACTACAATTTCAACAAATTCTTTTTTAATACTTTTAGCAGCTGATATAGATAATTCTTCTCTCTTCTTTCTAGTTTTATTTGTATTAACACTAATTATTTCTTTCATATTACTATCATTTTTTCTAGATGTGCTATTTCTTGAATTCATATCTTTTTCAATAGATGAATAATTATTATCTATATAATCTACAACTCCATTTTCTAATGCCCATTTGAAAAAATTAAGTTGTCCAATAGTTGTTTGTATAGATGATGTATTATTATATGGTATAATAATTCTATCCCATCTACAAAATGGGTCGAATCTTCTCTTTGAATAAGCTTTTAATTTTAATTTATAATCTATATATACTTTAAATCTTAAATTATTAATATCGTATACAGTATAATATTTTTTAGCATAGTTTGTAGCAAACCAATCTACAATGCGAAGAGAGATTCTAGACTTACCATTAATAATAGAAAGCATTCTGTCTAAATTACCATTAGTATTATAAAATTCCAATAATTTTTTTAATAATAGTTCATTTTGAGTTGTATAGCTCATATTAATAAAATATGTATTAACTTTTTAAATACTTATTTATTTCGTTTATTATAAAAATTAATTTTCTTAATTTTCTTAATTTTCTAAATTATTTGAATTTTTAGGAATTAAAAAATTTGTTTGGTCATCTAAAACATCTACATAATTTTTACTTAGAAATGGGTTTTGATATGTATGTGTTATTAATTCTCTATTTTGTATTTTTTCATTATATATTTCATTTCTTTTTGATGAATTAATTTTATTTTCAATAACATTATCTATTATTTCATTATTTGAATTAAAGATAGGTTTTTGATTTTTATATGATTTTTCATATTTCTCTCCATTAGTCCATTTTTTTTCTTCTGTTATTTTGGCTATCATTATTTAATTATAATTAAAATATATATTTAAATTCCATGAATTATAATTAAAAATATGTTTTTAGAGCAGGTATTTTTTATGTAGTAAAAGCAAAATCATATAGCCAACATAGTAAAAATATTGTTAACGTAATATATATTACTAGCAATCCAAAATATGTTAATAAATTATCAGAAAATATTTTATTCAGATTTAGTTATTACCATTTGTTTACTAAATTTAAAACCTTTATGATTTTGTCTTCTTCGCTGAAGATTACATTTTAAACAACATATTACAACATTATCATTATTGTGTGCATAATAATTATTTAAACGATCTAATGTCCATTGTAAAGGTTCTCTAACATTTTCAAATACTATTTTCATATTCTCTCTACAATAAAAACATTTAAGTTGAGATGAAACAAGCTTTTCTATTATTTCATCAAAATTAATAATATTATCAATGCTTCTTTTTTTTTGAATATCTTGATTTTTATAACTATTTAATTTTGCTTTTATTTCTGATATACATATCTTTTTTTCATCAAAATTTATATTTTTAAATAATTTGTTTATAAATTCAAGATGTTTTTTTTGTTCAAAAATAGAGTTATCGTAATTTTCACTTTTTTTGCGTTCTTTCATTTCTTTTTGAAATGTTATAATTTTTTTATCCATATAAGTTAATATATTAAAAGAAATTAAATATATTTATACACATAATATATAAGATGTCTGAAGAATGTCATGAATTAAAAAATATCAAATATAAAACTATGTTATTAACAGGAAAAAATAATCAGCTTGTATCATCTGTTAGTGAAGATATGAATAATTTAGATATTTTTCTAGAAAAAGAAAAATTTTTAAATACAAAAGAACCATGGAATAAGTTAGATAAATGTATAAAATTAGATAAAATAAATGAATATATAAAAACATTAAAAGATAAACATAATTTAGATGATGATGAAATAAAAAGTTTAAAAGATTATTTAATTGGGTGTATAGATAAAAAATCATTATCTAGAAATAAAGATATAGAATATGAAAAAGAAACTGGTATTATAAATAATATACCGCAATTACATTTTAATAATAGCACAAGAAAATTTACTTTAAAAAAACACGATAAACATGTATCTACAGCGAAATGTCTTGGACCTCCAAAAAGAAAAAAAAGTCCAAAAAGCACAAGAAAATTATCACCTCGAGAAGATAAAAATTAAATTTTTATTATTATAAAATTGATATAATAATAAAAAGATAATAATTATTAAATATGGTTTCAAAATCTATTAATGATTATATAGATAATATTAACACTATTTTAGATAGTTCTAATTTCTTTACAAAAGAAGAATTATCGTATTTAAATGAATCAATATATGATACTTTGAAAAATATTATGTATGAAAATGTAGAATATATAATGAATTATCAATTTGATAGTGAAATAAAAAATCACGTATTAAATTTGTTTATGGAACAATTATCGAGTATTTATAAATATAATATTGAAAGTCTAGAACTTGAATTACAAATAATAATTCAAATAAATATTAATAAGATTTACAAAAAATATATTCCTATGCGTTCATATAAAAATACTTTTATTAGAAAAGAAGTTAATAAAGAAAAAATTAAAAATAAATTAGAATATATTAAAAACATACCTCAGCCCGATCAAAGAACCAGTGATTGGTATTTATTTAGACATAATTTATTAACTGCTAGTTCAATATGGAAAATCTTTTCAACTCAAGCCACACAAAATCAATTAATATACGAAAAATGTTCAATAATAAATGTTGAAAAATTTAAAACTACTTTTAATGGATTAAATTCACCACTACATTGGGGACAAAAATATGAACCTATATCTACAGAATATTATGAGAGAATTAACAATCTAAAAGTAGGTGATTTTGGTTGTATAAAACATCCTAAATATTATTTTATTGGGGCGTCACCCGATGGCATAGTAATAAATGAAGATAGTAGAATATATGGTAGAATGTTAGAAATTAAAAATATTGTAAATAGAGTGATAAATGGGATACCCAAATTTGAATATTGGATACAAATGCAATTACAAATGGAGACATGTGATTTAAATGAGTGTGATTTTCTAGAAACAAAATTTATTGAATATGATTCGTATGCTGATTTTCAAAATGACGGAACATTTAACAGGACTCAAGATAATAAAATGAAAGGTATTATAATGCTTTTTAACAATAATAACTCTCCATTATATGAATATTGCCCTTTAGACTCTACACATGAAGAGTATGGAATTTGGGAAACCAAAATATTAGATAAACATAAAGATAAGGATTGGATACAAAATATTTATTGGAAATTAGATATTGTTAGTTGTGTATTAGTTTTAAGAAATAAAGAATGGTTTAAAAAAGTAATGCCAACAATAGAAAGTTTTTGGAGAACAATAGAGCATGAAAAAGAAAATGGTTTTGAACATAGAGGTCCAAAAAAACGTTGTTCACCAAAACTAACACCTATAGATACAAGTAAAAAAAATATTGATAATATAGAAAAAATGGATATAGATTGTATAGATAATTTATCAAATGAATTTAATAATAAAAATAAATTATTAATAGATTCGTCTCTTTATATGGGTAATGATACTTCAGAATTAAAATAATTAACTCTAACACCCCCATCTAAAGTGGGAGGTTTAACAATTGGTTTTCTAATAGTTTTTTTATTATATAATGTTTCACACATTTCAGCTCTGCTACATAAACCGTTATCTGGAATAGTCCAAAATCTTTTATTATTTGTTCCACAATGAGCAGCTGGAAATAAAGGATATAACAAAAAATTATCAGCCGATGTGTTAGCAGATACTCCTTCTCCTGGCGGCACATCTTGTAATGGATAAAAATCATTTAATATAGGTTTTGAAACACTCTCTGGAAAAATACCAGGTGTCAAATGATCTCTTACAACAGATAACCCTTCTTTATTATTTGAACTTATAATAGGTAAAATGGTATTTAAAAGCATATATGACAAAAATGTAACTAATAATATAGTAAAAATATTTCTTATATTTTTCATTGTTATTAAATTATAATAATATTTTATTTTGTTAATATAAGTTTTTTACTCTAAATATTATATTAAATAGGTTTAAAATTTATTCGATATATAAATTAAAAATATGCAGGAGGAAGAAATGCATGTAATTAAACGTAATAGTAATAGTGAAATTGTTTCGTTTGATAAAATTTTAAAAAGAATAAAAAATATTGGAAGTGAAGCTAAATTATCGGTTAATTATACTGCTCTTGCTATGAAAGTTATTGATCAATTATATAATGGTATTGAAACAAGCAAATTAGATGAATTAACCGCTGAACAATGTGCGTCTCTAAGCACACAACATCCAGATTATGGAACATTGGCCAGTCGCCTTGTAATTTCAAATTTACATAAGAAAACGTCGTCATCTTTTGTTCAAGTAATGAATGATTTATATAATTTTAAAGATGTAAATAATATTCACGTTCCATTAATTAATTTTGATATTATTAATATTGTCAATAATAATAAAGAATATTTTGAATCTATTATTGATTATGAAAGAGACTATTTAATTGATTATTTTGGATTTAAAACACTTGAGCGCGCGTATCTTATGAAAAAAAATAAGATTATTCTAGAAAGACCACAACATATGTGGTTGAGAGTTTCATTAGGAATTCATTTTAAGAATTTTTCTCTAGAAGCTGTAAAAGAAACATATGATTTAATGTCACAAAAATATTTTACTCATGCAACTCCTACTTTATTTAATGCCGCAACACCAAGACCTCAATTAAGTTCATGTTATTTAATTGGTATGGAAAGTGATAGTGTAGATGGTATTTTTAATACATTGAAAGAATGTGCTTTAATTTCTAAATGGTCAGGTGGTATTGGTTTACATATTCATAATATTCGTTCATCTGGAAGTCATATTCGAGGAACTAATGGAGTATCAAATGGACTTATTCCAATGTTAGGTGTTTTTAATAAAACAGCTCGATATATTGATCAAGGAGGAAAAAGAAATGGTAGTTTTGCTATTTATCTTGAGCCACATCATCCAGATATTGAAGATTTCTTAGATTTAAAAAAGAATCATGGTGATGAAGAATTAAGAGCTCGCGATTTATTTTATGCAATGTGGATTTCAGATTTATTTATGGAACGTGTAAAGACATCGTCTACTTGGTCATTATTTTGTCCAGATAAGTGTCCTGGTCTTTGTGATGTTTATGGTGAAAAATATAAAGAATTATATTTAAAATATGAAAATGAGAAAAGATATACAAAACAAATACCTGCTCGAGATTTATGGATAAAAATTTTAGATGCTCAAATGGAAACAGGAACACCATATATACTTTATAAAGACGCAGCAAATATGAAATCAAATCAAAAAAATCTTGGAACAATTAAATCCTCAAATTTATGTGTTGCTCCAGAAACAAAAATTTTAACAGATAAAGGTTTTCTAGAAATTCAATTATTAAAAGATAATATAGTAAATGTTTGGAATGGTAAAGAGTTTAGTGAGGTTGAAGTCAAACAAACAAATAATAATAGTGAATTAATTACAATAAATTTTTCTGATGGTTCTGAATTGACATCTACAAAATATCATAAATTTTATATTCAAAAAGAGTATTGTAAAATAAATGAAAAAGAAGATATTATTGATAGTAAATATGTTGAAGTTGTACAAGCGCAAAATTTACAAAAAGATATGAAACTAATTAAGTGTGAATATCCTATTATTGATAATGATAATCACCTTGAAAGAGCATATACAAATGGATTTTTCAGTGGAGATGGAACATATAATTGTTCTTTAATGAAAGAAACAAAATGTAATTACAAATCTTTATCAAATAATTCTTATTGTAAACGACATATTAATTATCAAAAAGATAATAGTATTAGTGAATATTGTCAAGGTGTATGTTATAATAAAAAACCAGTTGTTGCGTTATATCATGAAAAAATACGATTATTGGAATATTTAGATTATACAAGTATTGGAACAGAAGTTAATAATAAATTAAATGTTACATTAAATGTTAATTTAGAAGAAAAATATTTTGTTCCAATTAATTATAGTTTAAAAAGTAAATTAGAGTGGTTTTCTGGTTATTGTGATGCAGATGGTTCTATTTGTTTAAATAAAGATAATCAAAGTCTACAAATATCTAGTATTCATAAAGAATTTTTATTAAATATTAAACTTATGTTACAAACATGTGGTGTATCATCAAAGGTTAGTAAAAATATGAATGAAAGATTAAGCAATTTACCAAATGGTAAAGGAGAATATCAACTATATAAAAGTAAAACTCTTTGGAGATTATTAGTTTCTTCAAATGAATTAATGAAATTATTAGAATTGGGATTATCATGTAAAAGATTAAAGATAGAAAAAAGAGAGTATCAAAGAAAAGCTGTTCAATTTGTTAAAGTAGTTGATATCATTGATAATGGTAGAACAGATAAAACATTTTGCTTTAATGAACCAAAAAGACATGCTGGAATATTTAATGGTGTTATAACATCAAATTGTACAGAAATTCTAGAGTATAGTGATGAAAAAGAAACTGCTGTATGTAATCTAGCATCTATTTCTTTAACAAAATGCGTTGTTGAAAATGATATTAATCCATTCAAAGATATCGTTGTATATACTAAAGATAATTGTAATTGGTGTCTTCTTTTAAAAGCTCTTTTAAAGAAAAAACAAATTATATATAAAGAAATTTTAGTTGATGAAACAAATAGAGATAAATTAGTTGAAGATGAAAACGGAGTTAAAACACTCCCGCAATTATTTGATGAAGGAAAATATGTTGGTGGATTTGATACTATATTAAATATTTTAAGAAATTATTTTGATTATGATAAATTACATTATTTATCAAAAGTTTTAACAAAAAATTTAAATAATATTATAGATATTAATTTTTATCCAACAGAGAAAACAGAAAGAAGCAATCTTCTTCATAGACCCATTGGTATTGGTGTTCAGGGATTAGCTGACGCTTTTATTTTAATGGATATTCCATTCGAAAGTGACACAGCTAAAGAAGTAAACAAAAAAATATTTGAAACTATTTATCATGGTGCTCTTGAAACAAGTTGTGAATTAGCTAAAATTAGAGAAATAAAACTAACTAAGATGAAAGAAGGACTTAATAATAATGATTGGAATTATTTCTTTCCAGATAATTCAGTATGTACATCATATATGATTAATCCCCATTTAAATGACGACTTTTCATATATGATTGAAGAATCTCTTAATCGTATTAGACCTATTCCAAATGAAATTAATAGAGAAAAATATCTTGGAAGTTATAGTTCTTTTGAAGGTTCTCCAATTTCAAAAGGAATTCTTCAGTTTGATATGTGGGGTGTTGAACCATCAGAACGATATGATTGGAATAAACTTCGTAAAAATATTAAAAAATATGGTATTCGCAATAGTTTATTAGTGGCTCCAATGCCAACTGCTAGCACAAGTCAGATTTTAGGAAATAATGAATGTTTTGAACCATTAACAAGTAATATTTATAGTAGAAGAACATTAGCTGGTGAATTTATTTTAGTTAATAAATATTTAATTAATGATTTAATAGGTATTAATATGTGGAATGAAGAAATTAAAAATAATATTATTTTAAATAAGGGTAGTATTCAGTATATTGAAGGTATTCCAAAATTCATAAAAGAAAAATATAAAATTGTATGGGAAATTCCAATGAAACATATTATTGATATGGCAAAGGATAGAGGAGCGTTTATTTGCCAATCGCAAAGTATGAATTTATGGATAGAAGATCCAGATCCTAAAATTTTAACAAACATGCATTTTTATAGTTGGAAAACCGGTTTAAAAACTGGAATGTACTATCTTAGAAGAAAACCAAAACATCAACCACAACAGTTTACAATTGAACCTGAAAATAAAAGTAAAAAAATGAAATCTGATAATAATGAACCCGGAGAATGCCTAATGTGTTCTGGATAAATTAATTATAATATTAATAAAATAGGTATAAATATATTATTTTATTAATAATTAAAATGTATAGACACCGAGCTATTTGTAAAAAAAGTATCAATAAAAAAAAAGAAAAATGTGAAGAAAGTGAAGATGGTGATAAAAATGTTGGAGAATTATTTAAAACTATAATTGGTGCTGGAAGTGGTCCTGGTTCTTCTAGTGGAAGAGTATATTGTGAAGAAAATCATATTTATTTTTATGATGACGTAAATACAAATAGTATTCTGGAGTTAGTTAAACATATCAAAAATTTAAATAGAAAAATTAAATGTGAATTATCAGACTATAATATTACATATGATACTAATGCTAAAAATGATGTTCATATTTATTTACATATTAATAGTTTTGGAGGATATGTTTTTGATTCACTAGCAGCAGTAGATACAATTATTAAATCAGAAATTCCTATTATTTCTATCATTGAAGGATGTGCCGCAAGTGCAGCTACATTTCTAAGTATTGTTTGTCAAAAAAGACATATGCGTGAACATGCTAGTATGTTAATTCATCAATTATCTGGGGGATGTTGGGGAACTTTTGAGCAAATGAAAGATGATATGAAAAATAGCAAATATCTAATGAAAATTATAAAAGATATTTACATTAAATATACTAATGAAAAATTAGATGAGGATAAATTAGATACATTTTTACAACGCGATATTTGGTGGTCTCCAAAAAAATGTAAAAAATATGGTCTTATTGATGAAGTAATTTAAAGTATTTATCTTCTATATGGGCATCTACATGATCTTCTACCGACACAATAAGGACAATTCATACGACCACAACCACAACCTTTACCTCTCATTTTTCTAGATTTTCTTGATTTTCTAGATTTTCTTGATTTTCTAGATTTTCTTGGTTTTCTAGATTTTCTTAATTTTTTTGATTTTCTTGATTTTCTACATTTTTTTCCCCCCAGAAGAACTTCTCCCTCTTCTTCTCTATCCCTTCTGATTCTTTCTTCTTCTTTTTCTTTCACTTTTTTACGAGCTTGTTTAATTTCTCCATCATCAATGCTAAATTTATCTTTTAATTGTCTAATTTCTTTTTCATATGGAACCACGCCAGAATACATAGTTGGTTCTGATTTATATTTTAATATTTTTTTAATAGCATCTTCTTTTGTTTTAGGTCCAAACATTCCAAACATATTTTATATATATTGTAAATATAATATATATAAAAATAAGAATAATTTTTGTTAATAATTTATATATGAATATTCTAAATTTTATATTCTAAAAATAATTTTTTTATATCATTATTGATTATAATATCTTTATTTTCAATAATAGCAAAATAACATCTTAAACATAATAAAACATCTACAAATGAATTATGTAAATTTCTTGGTTCCTCTTTAAAAATAAACGTATATAGTTCAGATAATTTTGGAGATTTGAAATATTCTTCGCCTTTATAATTAACCATTTTGATTTTACAAATATTTTTACTATTTTTCATTGTGCAAAATTCGGATTTTTTATTTTGTCCTCTTGTAAAATACTGACTTATTTTATTTCTAATACATTCTACCATTATCATGCGTTTATCAAATGAAATATTATGTCCAACAACTACATCACAATCTTTTAATATATCATTAAATTTTTTTAATGCTGCTCTAATAGATATACCTTTTTCTCTCATCGCTTCATTAGTAATACCATGAATATTTATAGAATCTTCTGGAATTGTTATATTTTCCGGCATTTTAATTACATTATCATAATATTCAATAATATCATTAACTTCTGAATCATAATATATAAAACTTAATTGAACAATATATGGCCATCTAAATGTATCTAATATAGAAACATTATTTTCTTCTGGTAAACCAGTGGTTTCTGTATCAAAAACTAATATTTTCATAATATATTATTTATTTCTATAATTATAAGTAATTTATATTTTTTATTAATTATTTTTTTCAGTTTTATTTGTTAAAAATAAAAATAAAATTGAAATAATATTATTCTAATACACATTAGTATTCAACAATCTTTATAATAAATATGAATTTAAATAAAAAATGCTGGCTTTCAAAAATTCCAATAGATGTTTTACCTCTTGTTACAAGATATTTGGAAAAAGAAACACGAGTTGCTATTTATTGTTTAATTTATTATGGAGATAAAGAAAAATTATGGTATAAATGGTATCCACTAATTAAGTAAAAGTTTATAAAATTATATATTAGTAACATCGATAACATTACTATTATTACAAATACCAAATGTTTTTCTATGCCATTGAGTTATTCCATATTTTTTAATTCCATCCATATGTTTAGCGGTTCCATAGCCTTTATTTTTAGATAAATCATAATATGTATCTAATATTGGATATTTTTTACACATTTCATAAATATAATTATCTCTCTCCACCTTTGCTACAATTGAAGCTGCTGCTATCGAACAATATTTATTATCCCCACCTTCAATACATTTAACAGGGACTTGTTTTATAATATTATTTTCCATATAAGTAATTGGTTTGAAATCCCTTCCATCAATTAATACTATATTATTATCTGTAAAATTAATAACATTACGTATTGCGTCATTCATTGCTTTATGTGTTGCTTGTCTAATATTAATATTATCAATCTCATTATGTTCACAATAAGCAAATGAATATGACACACAATTTTCTTTAATATAATTTGCTACTTCTTCTAATTTTTTTTTAGAAGTAAATTTTTTACTATCTTTTAATATTTCATATTTGAAAGTTTCATTCATGGGTAAAATAACAGCGGCGCAATATACTCTTCCAAACATTGGACCTCTACCTACTTCATCAACACCAATCTCAATATTATATTCATCACTATATTTTTTAATAAGAACCATAATTATTTTTTATATTTATGTTTTAAATTTTCTTCAATTATATTATAAAATGAAAATTAATCATATTTATTTATTATTTGGCATTTTCATAATTATTTTATTATCTTCTTGTTTAGGAGGTTGTTACAGAGAAGGATTAGCCGCTTCAGAGAGAAAAGATCATAAAGAAAATAAAGAAGATGCTATGAGGCAATTTAAAGAAAATAATGATTCCGTTCAAATGATGCCTCTTGAAGATGATGTTAACAATAAAAATGGTTTAATTGGTCCCGGTGGTGAACAATGGATATTTGGTCCTGGTGGACAACAACAAAGACAACCTAGACAACCAGGAGAAAGCGAAGGTGAATATATAGATCAAATTCACGATGAATATGCTAATAATTATAATAAAAATTTTTCTAATGATGATGAGGATGATGTGAGAGAAAATAGACCTAGAAGAAGAGATAGAAGTTCACCACATTATAATCCAAATGGAATACCTAGAACTCAAATTCCAAAAGGCGATGAAGATTTATATATATTAAAATCTCAAGTAGTTCCGCCCGTTTGTCCCGCTTGTCCACCAGTAATATCATGTCCGCAAGAAAAAGAAAAATGTGCTCCTTGTCCTCCTTGTGGAAGATGTCCTGAACCTGCTTTTGAATGTCGCAAAGTTCCAAACTATAATAGTAACGATGAAGATTTCTTACCAAGACCAGTATTAAATGATTTTAGTCAATTTGGTATGTAAATAATTCAAATAAATATTAATTATAAATAATAATAAATATTTATTTATCTTGTAAATGGAACCCATCTATTTTGTTTCATAGATTTAGTTGCTGGATGATTTCCAAGTGCCATTGATTGTCTGAATGCACTTTGTCTAGTAGGGGCAAAAAATGTTTGTCCATTTTCGCCGACCCACCAATTATTTGAATCAGCCGGTTGAACTCTATTAGGTGGGATTGGAGCAGGTGAACCACCACTATGTGAAAGAGCTCTGAATAATGGATTTGTTTGACCTTTAATAAAAGCTTGATTTTGTAATAATCTTACATTTTCCATTAATTTATTTCCACCTCGTGATTTTTTTCCTTTTCTCTTTCTTCTTTTATACATTGTGGATACTGAGGCATATGGTCTTCTACCTAAATATCTTTCCATACCTTTACTTTGTTTTCTTCTTGTTGAATATTTACTCTTTTTTCCAGGATGGCGTCTTGCTAAAGATTCATCTAATCTAGCGTTATATCCTTGTTGGTAAGCTCCACCAGACATTAATGCTCTATTTAATGGGTCTTGTGCTAAAGCAAAAGCAGCATCTAATCCGGGATTAGCTTCAGGTAAAGGTGTAGGGAATACCGCAGGGTTCATTGGCGCCATACCTCTACCACCTCTTTTGCCTTTTCTAGATTTTCTTCTTTTACCACCAGACATTAATGCTCTATTTAATGGATCTTGTGCTAAAGCAAATGCAGCATCTAATCCTGGGTTATGAACAGGTAAAGGTGTAGGAAATACAGCAGGGTTCATTGGCGCTATACCTCTTCCACCTCTTTTACCTTTTCTTGATTTTCTTCTTTTACCACCGGACATTAAAGCTCTGTTTAAAGGGTCTTGTGCTAAAGCAAACGCGGCATCTAATCCTGGATTAGCTTCAGGTAAAGGTGTAGGGAATATAGTAGGATTCATTGGCGCCATACCTCTTCCACCTTTAGACATTCTGCGCATTGATTTTTTGCCTCCTTTACGAATTTTTTTGTAAGATTTTCTTTTAACAGCCATTATTATATATATAAATTAATATTAAATTTTTCTTTTCAAGCATTTATTATCAATTTCTAAAGTTTTACATTTTTTTTCATGAGGAACTATTTTAATAATACATTTTGCTTTTTTCCCATATAATGGTTCTGTACATCCTTTTTCCTTCTTTTTTGTTTTATTAAATTTAAATAACTTTTGTTTTTCATTACTACATCTGGACCTAAAGTGTTCATATCTTTCTCTCACATCGCAATATTTTAATCCAGATTTTTTATTCAACATTTTATTCACTAATTCATGTAATTCATATACATATCTTGAAAATGCTTCTCTATCTTTCATATGACAATCTTTTATAGGATGAGCTTTAAAATTATTTTTTAGATTTATTCTACAATACTTACATGGTAATGTATATTGTAAGTTTTTAACAAATTCTTTATAATAATGTTTATTTTCTTTACTAGGTTCTACAGGGTAATTAAAACTCATTGTATGTAAATAATGCCACATGCTCGGCCCCCAAACACTAGTTAACATACCATCACCACTATTATATTGTTTTTTTGTAAAAACTCTTTTTTTAATTTTAGGATTTTTTTTTCTACTTTTATTCATATTATATTATAATAATATTATTATTACCAATAATAGTATTATAATTATTCTTTGGTTTTCATTAAATATTCATAAAATAATTTATCATTCTTGAAATCATTGATATTAATAATATGTAGATTTCCAGAACTATCTCTATAAATCATATTATTCGTTATACATAATTTTAACTTTATATTATTATAATATATATGTTAGGAGAAATTATAGATTTTATTTATGAGAGAAAATTCATAATAGGATTAATTTTTATAGCATTATTTTTTATTTCAATCGCTATTTATGTTTATTTGAATAATATAAAACCTAGTTTTGATAAACAATTTGTTGAAAATAGAGAATTTGTTCCCGAAGACCAAGATCAAAATAGAGAGCCAAAAGTAGCTACTTTATATTATTTTTATACTAACTGGTGTCCTTATTGTAAAAAAGCAAGACCTGTTATTGATGAATTTAAAAGTGAAATAGAAAATAAAACTTTCAATAATAATAGGGTAATAGTGAGAGAAGTAGATTGTGAAACAGATAGTGAAACGGCTGATAAATTTAAAATAGAAGGATATCCTACTATTAAATTAGTTACAGAAGATGGAACTGTCTATGATTATGATGCTCGACCTAATCTAGAAACATTAATGCAATTTCTTAATGAAGTTTTATAAATAATTCACTCTTTATCAATATAAATATCATTATCACTAATTTTTTCATTATCATTGTCATTATTATTATTTTCAAAAAATTGTAAAAAATTAATAGCATAATCTTTCCCTTTATCTAGTAAATATTTTCGATGTTCTTCATTAGTATAAGAATTTTTCCAATTAGTAAAATCATCATAATCATTTTTCATTGTTATAATATTTTTTATTTTTTCTTGATTATGTTCATTTGATATCATATATTTCATATTAAAAATAATCTTCATTGTATAATTAATAACATTTGTATTATTATTAATTAGATAATTTTCATCATTACTCTTTTTACTATAATTAATTGCTAATATTTCATCTTTATTACATTTTGTTTCATTCAAACAAAAATTTAAAGGGAAATTATTACACAAGCCACCATCTATATAATATTCTCCATTATATTCAATTGGTTTAAATGCTATTGGAAAAGCAGATGACATTGTAATCGCTTTATATAATTCTAAATCTGGATATGATTTATGATTTAAATCAATAGTTTCAAAATAACCATTTTTTATTTTTGAAGTAAAAATATGTAAATCAATATTATTAAATTCATAAAATTCTTTTAGATTTATATTACTATCTAATGAAAGACATTTTAATAAAGGATTAATAATATCTAATACAAATTTTTCATCAAATATTCCTTTCTCACTCCAAATATTTAATATATTTTCTGGTTCAATTGGTTGTAATTTATCCCATGGTCTTTTCAAAATATAATTTTCTATATCATTTAAATTATAATTTAATGACATCAAAGTTCCAATTAATGAACCGGCTGATGTCGTATATATACTTTTTATATTATCATTATTCCAAAACATGTTTTCTTTTAGATATTTGAGAGCACCAAAAAACATGAAACCATTTGGACCTCCTCCACCAATAACTAAATGTTTAATTGTCATTATTACTATTATTTAACGTATATTTTTAATAACTTTTTTCTAATTTTTATTTAATGAATACAATATTTACTGTTGATGACCCTGAAAATTATGTAGATAAAATAGATTTAGATGAATTATATGAGAGAAAACAACAACATGATATTAATACTACAAATAGTTACAATACAATTTTAAATAGAATTCATAATAGAATAAAAACTACATCGCGAAAGCAATTAAATGAACATTATTGTTGGTTTCTTATTCCAGAAATGATGATTGGTGTTCCTAGATATGATGTAGCACATTGTATAACATATGTCATGGATAAGTTACAGGATAATGGTTTTAGATTAAGATATACTCATCCTAATTTATTATTTATATCATGGGAACATTGGGTTCCTGGATATGTAAGAAGTGAAATAAAAAAGAAAACTGGTGTATCGATTGATGGTAATGGAAATCTTGTTGGAGAGAAAAAAGATACAAATACTTCCTTTTTTGGAAATAACACTTCATCATCTGGAAATAGTAATAATTCAAATAATAGAGCTATTACTTTTAAAGATGAAAAAGAAGAAAATGATATGTTAATGTTTAATACAGGAGATAATATTAATATGAGCAATAAAAAGCCTGAAACGCGACCGATTACTTCATATAAACCAACTGGCGGATTAATATACAATAATGAATTAATCAAATCACTACAAAATAATTTAAATATTAATTAAAAAATATATTTAATATATATGTGTGGAATAATCATTTCATCTATTACTATTCCAGAAAATGCTAAAAAATTTGTTGAAAAAAGAGGGCCTGATAAAACAAATTTAATTTCATATAATAATATAAATTTTTTACATTTTTTGTTACATTTAACTGGAGAACAAACTGTTCAACCTTTAATAGATTATGAAAATGAAATAGTAGTTATTTTTAATGGAGAAATTTATAATTATAAAGAATTAGATACAAGTGCAAAAAGTGATGTGTATGCTATAATCACGACATATAAAAAATATGGAAACTTATCTATTAAACAGTTAGATGGTGAATTTACAATTGTTATTTTTGATTTTAAAAAAAATATACTACTTATAACTAGTGATATTTTTAAAACAAAGCCTTTATTTTATAATATAGATAATGATATTATTATAGCATCTTATGAAAGTTCTTGTAAAAGTATAAAAAATACTACATATAATTCAATTAAACCTAATGAAACATTAATTTTTGATTTAAATACTAGAAAATTATTAGAAAAATTAACCGTTCATGATTTTGATTTAAATCAATATAAGGATAATTATAATGATTATATTAATGCATTTGAGAATGCTGTTTTAAAAAGATATCCAGATAATTCAATTCCTATAATTACTTTAAGTAGTGGGTTAGATAGTGGAAGTATAGCTTGTTGTTTGAATAAATATAACAAAGATTCTCTATATTTAACAATACCAAAAAATGAAAATATAGATGTTATAAAAAAACGAAAGGAAGTCTTAAAAAATAAACATGTAATAATAAACTTAAATAATAATGAAAAACAAATTTGGAAAAATTATTTAGAATTAAATTGTGAAAAATTTAATTGGAATTGGAAATATAATCCTCGCGTTAATACTATAGATAACGGTTTTACTATGGGTTCTATGCTTGGAAAAAGTAAAATAATAGATTTTACTAAAAAATATGATAAAAATATTAGAGTTTTATTTTCTGGAATAGGTGCTGATGAAGTTATGGCTAGAAATCAATATTATAGTTGTGGATATGGTAATGTAAATGAATTTACAAATGATTTAAATAACATATTTCCATGGCCCAATTTTTTTAATGGTTCTATGGAAAATTATTTAAAAGGAGATGAATATGTAGGTGGTTGTTTTAGTTATGAAACTAGATATCCATTTTGTGATAAATTTGTTGTTCAAGAATTTTTATGGTTGAAACCAGAATTAAAAAATACTTACAAAAATTCAATTTATAAACCACCTTTAATGTATTATTTAGATATTAATAATTTTCCTTATTGTAAAAATAAATTAGGATTTAATGTTTAATTATTATAATTTTATATTAAGATATTTAAATATTTTAATATAATATATTATTATGTCCAAGATTTTAATTACTTCTACATGGAAAAATAATTTTACGTTAATGAAACCATTCTATAAATTTTATAAAGAAGTTTGGGAAAATCAAGATATGTTATTTTTAATTGGTATGACAAGTAATATAGATGATATATTAGAAATTATAAAAAATCAATTAGATATTGATATAAAATTAATACAAAAAAATACATATTTTCAAGAAGATTATTTATATTTTATTAATAATGTATATTTTTTTATATATAGAACTGAGGAAAAAATGCCAGCAAATATATGGAATAATTTTAGACTAAAATTATATAGATGTATATTTAATTCAAATTTATTTAATAAATATATATATTATTTAAACACTGATAATGACGATTTTTTTTATATAAAAAATTTAAGTGAATATTTAATAGATATAAAAAATGATAAAAAAGATATTCAAAGATTTCATACATTAGAATATCTTCCTAATAAAAATTTTGATATAGATAATGATATGAATTTTATTAATCATACCTATTATTTTATTACAAAATCAAAAAAAAAATTATTAAATATTGATTCAAAAATAAAATGTAAAGCTTGTAGAAATATAATGTTAAAAAATAAATATGATAATGAAACACATGATAATGCTAATAATAACAAATGTTTAAGTAACAATTGTATTTTTTTTAACAATAATTATGATAATGGAGACAATTTTAATATATCGATTGATTCTATTGATAAAGTTTGTTTTTCTTTTGGGTGTATAGATCAAAACTATTTATTAAATGAAAAATTTTGGATACAAAGTTTTGGACCAAAAAAATCATGGGAATCATTAGAAAAATATAAATATAGTAATAATGAAATAATAAATGAATTTGAAAAATCTTATACATTAACAGAAGAAGAAAAAAAAACTAATTCTATATTAACTTTTAATTATTTAAAAAAATTTTTTATTTAAATATAATATAATATTATTTACTATGTATAATAATATTATAATAATAGGAAATAAAAATTATAAGAATTTAAAACTAGATAATATTTTAGATAGTTTTAATAATAATATAAGATTTAACTTTGGTTTACCAAATAATAATAATGGAACAAAATTTGATAATATTGTATTAAATAATCATGTATTTGTATATGCTAAAAAAAGTTTACAAGAAAAAATTAATAAATATTGTGACCTTTTTTCTATATCTGAACAACATATAACTAATTTTCATAATAATTTAAATAAATATAATAATATAGTTAAACAATCTAATAATTGGATACATTTTAATACTTTTTTAAATTATGTTAAATGTCCGCATAATTTTACACATTTACCAAGGATTGGATATATACATTTAATGAATTTTGTAATAAATAAAAAAAAAATATTTGTATATGGATTTTCTATAGAAAATATATATGATGAACATTTATATGTTAAAAATTTAAAATATGGTAATCAAAACGAAGACCATATTAAAAGAACAGGCCACAATTGGGATATAGAAATTAAAATATTATATTGGTTACATAATAATAATTTTATAGATGCTACTCTATGTTTTTTAGAAGATACAGAAACGCCTATAATAAATTGTAAATTTATAAAACCAACAGTAGAAATAATAACTACAATATTAAAATATTATCCTACATGTATCCTTAAAGATTATTTAAATAATAATTATAATACACATCAATATTTTACAAATATATCATTTGATAATAATGATTGTATTATAAAATTATAATTTTTTAATAATTTATTATTCTTTTTTTGAAATAACTTGTTGATATAATAATTCAGCCATTTGTAAATCATGTTCATAATCTATATCAACTAAGATATCACTTGGTATTAATATACCATTAACATTCCCTTTAAAAAAATTTTGATTTTCTAATAGCTTATCCCAGTGACTTATGTAAAATCCACCATTTGGTTTTACATATTTTTGAATAAATTTACTATTTGTTATTCCAGCAGTTAAATTATCAAAAATAGGAATAATGCTATCCCCTTTTTTAATACAAGCTAATTGTATTGGTTCTTCATAATAACTAACACTAACAACAGAATCTATATCATCTGTTAATTTTAAAATACCTTCTTTAATATATTTTGATTCTAAAAATGGACATGTTGGTAAGAAATAGGCAAATACATCATATTTTGGAATATCATTCATTAAATCTATCATAGCAGTCAGAACAGTTGCTTGTGTTGTTGCATATTGTTCTGGACGTTTATGTCTTTTTACAGGTAGTTCTTTTACTGCATCAAAAATTTTATCAGAATCTGTAGAAATATATACATCATTAAATTCTTTTGATTCTAAAACAGATTCTACTATCCATCTTATTAAAGGTTTTCCACCAAGTAATCTAATATTTTTATCTTTTAAACGTGTTGAACCTCCTCTTGCAGGGATAATAGCTACTTTTGTAGTCATTTATATAGTAAAAGATATATATATATCTTTATATTACTATAAAACATAACAATAAAAAATACTATGTTGTTTTAATGGAATATTTTTACTAATAATTATATTTAATTTAGTATCTTTATTTAAATATCTCAAAAGTAAATTTCCACAATTATTATTTAAATGTATTGGGTCAAAGTCATGATTTTTATATTCAGTTTTTTGCGTTTCAAATTTAAAATTATAATTTAAGTAACTGCTTATATTATTTAATATATTTGGAAATATATTTAAATAATTCTTATTACAATAATATTGGCATATTTTTTCATTAAAGTAAATTAAATTATTATTAATAGGATAAAAAGCTGTTATAGCTGATAATATATATAAATTAGGTATATTTATTTGAATTTTATTAATTAATGTAATATATTTATTTATAATATTATCAAGTATATTTTTTCGGTTATTAAATGACATTATGTCATTTTTATAAATTGTATCCCATAATTTATTATTTAAAACATGAGGATAAAATTCATTTCTAAATAAAAATCTAACACTTTCTTCTCCAATATTTAATATTACAATATCATCATTGGAAAATATTTTTTTATTTACAAATTCATCTATTTTTTTATTTAAATTATTATAACCATTTAGAAGATTTATATCACTACCAGGTCCTAAATATATAGGTATTATAGATTCATTGATAAATGAACGAACATGAGATACTCCTAATAAAAATATTTTTGACATATTATATTATATTATAATATATTTATTAAATTATTTATGCTTAATTTTAAATTATTATTATCTTTAAAGGGATTATGATGTGGTGAAACATTTTGTTTATCATTAAATATAATTTTAATATTATTGTTATTATTTTCTTTGTAAAATTTATTTATTTTATTAATCCATTCAGCAGTATAATCATCTTTATGTGTATAACATAATAATAATTTTGGAATTCCATAATTTTTCAAATAATTTCTACCATCTAATAAATCAAAAGATTGTAATTCATCGTCATTTTCTTTTAAAAATTCATTCAATATTTTTACTTTTTTATAATTATCATTTTTAGATAAAGGCATGCGAAAACCATTTATTAAAGATTCATTTGTCCAATGTGGATATATAGAACAATCTTCTGATTTAATTATTGTATGAGGATTAGCAATTAAACAATATTCATTCATCATACATGATAATTTGAGAGCAATTAATGATTCTGAGCAATTAGATGAAAAAATTATATTTTTACAATTACATTTATTTTTAATATATTTTACGATTTCTAATATATTATTAGTTATATTATATTTTTTTGTATCAATATACCAACCAATATTTAAACCTTTATACAATTTAATTAAAGGGTCAGATATAGACAAAACTATTGATTATTCAAAATTATAATCATAACCTCTATAAATAGGATACATTGAATAATCTGCAATTCCATGAAACAAAACAATCATATTTTTTGCATATTTTATATCAACTAAAAAATCTATCAAATTATAAGTATAATTTTTTTTTTCTTTATGAAAATTAATATTATCTAGTGAATTTATTAATACCATTTATTATATATAATATATAATATATTTATAATATTATAAGTTAACATAATATATTTAAAATATTATAAGTTAACATAATATTTCTCTGTTCTTCAGTATTTTTCCATTCACCCTTATTAATATAATTTTCTAATTCATATACTTTTTTATTTTTACAATAAAGTAAATCTAATAGATATCTATGGCAATATGTTGGATAATAAATAGTATTTATATTATCATTCAATAAAAGTAAACTAGGAATAAAAGAACCCATACCAAAACATATATTTTTAGCTTGAATTATAATATTAATATCTTCATTTAATGAATTAATTTTAAATATAATATTTCTATATTCATTGATTAGTGGTTTAATTATAGGAGATTTATCATCTTCACAAATTAATATTATTTTATCCCATTTTTTTTCATTAATGATAGTTTTATAAAAAGACAAAGGTTGTTGAACCCAACCAGAATGTGGATACTTACTATAAACATCTCCACTCCGAATATGTATTACCAAATCATTATCTGTAAAATTTAAATTTATAATTTTTAAATTAAATATATCTTTTATAATTTCTCGAATATTTATTTTATCATTTATAAATATTTCTTTACTTAAATTATATTGTTTACATATCTCATCTCTTGAAAAAAAATCTGATTTGTATATTTTATTATTTGTTATATAACTATTTTTTGATTTATATTTTTCTAAATTAATAAAATTATCTTTAAAATAAAAATGTTTTGGAAAGATAATTGTTTCTATATTATTATAGTTTGCAAATAATATAGCATTTACCAATTGTGTAATATTATTACATAGTCTTCCACTCCATATAGTTATATTAACACTCATTAACATATTTATACATTAAAATATTTAAACCTATTATAAATTATATATTTATATTTATGAAATATATTTATGGAATTGGTTTACCTAGAACTGGCACTACTAGTTTAGGAGGAGCTTTAAGTTTATTAAATATTAAAGGAGAATCTATATGTGTTCTAAATAAATGTAGTACAAAATCTAATAATAATAGTAATGATTCATATTTCTATAGTGTAGAAAATGACTTTTATAAAAATATAAATAGTTCGATAACAGGTGATTTTTTTGTAAATAATAAATTTATATTAACAAATAGAGATTACAAAACTTGGAAACAATCTATTGAAAAATTTAAATTTTCTAATGAAAAAGAATATAATTATCTAGAAAAAATTAATCCAGATGATTATCAAAAATTAATAATTAAATTATTTGAAAAATATAATTGTTCCAGTAATTTACTTATTATTAATATATTTGAAACTAATCATGAAACATTATGGAAAAGTATTATAGATTTTTTAGAATTAGATATAAATAATTATTTAAATTTATTAGATAAAGAATTTCCAAATATTATATTGTAAAATAATGTGTATTTTTACTAATTTCTTTCATAATATTAATTACTTTTTCGTGTTGTTCATCATTTAAAGACTTATATGGCATACGTTCTTGTTTATCCATTAATCCCAATATATACAGGGTTGATTTTATACCTAAATGCCAACTTAAATTATCTTTAATCCAAAAATATGGTTTTTCAATTTTTTCGATAATTTCATCACATTTTTCTTTATTACCTTCTAAATGATATTTATAAAAATCTATTTCTGTTTTAGGGCAAAAATTACCAATTCCTGTTAACCAAGCTTGGCATTTTTCACTAACTTTACTCCATTGTTGTAGACCGTTTCCTGAAACAACAATAGCAACGCGGTCACTTATTTTATCAACAATTTCTTTTGTATAATCATCTAATTTTGCATCCTCTTTTACAGCAATTACTGATGGAATATCAGATAATCTATTTAATAAATCAATCGACCAATTACCATCTTGATGTTTTGGTATACCTTTCATAAATGGCATTTCATGAACTAATATACCTATATCGACAGCATCAGCTATCATTTTATAATGGTTATACACATCATCATCGAAAAATAAATAGGCTCTATAAATTAGACTTATTATATCTGCTCCATTTTCTTTTGCATGCTTAGCAAATTTAATAGAAGTTTCTGTAGAACAATGTAATGGGTCACCTACAATAATTACTGTTTTTGGATCATTAAAATTTTTAATTGTTTTAATTATAACTTCATTTACTTTTAATATTTCATCCTCAGACATTAGTAAATATCTTGTATTAAATGCCATACCATAAAAAATTTTAGCACCTTCGTTATACATATATGTAATATAATTTATTAAAGAATCATAATCTATATCACAACCATTATTTTTGAATGGTGTTATGATTGAAAATACAGGCCCTTTAATCTTATTTTTTAACTCTATATATTTCATATAGTAATTTTATGAAATATATATTTATATAGTTTTATTGTTTAATAATATACGCGGTTGGTGTTCTTGCCCAAGTTATAGTTTTAAGAATAAGTTCTGGATAATTTTTCAAAAATCTATCTACCGCATTAGATTCACTCCATTTATCACACGCGTATTCATCAAAAATAATAATTCCACCTTTAACAATTCTAGGATATAAATTTATAAGACTTTGATAAGTTGGTTCTTCTATATCCATATCACAATATAATAATGAAATTCTTAATCCAGGATTATCTTCTAAATATTTTGGTATAGTTTCACATACATCACCTTTTACAAACTGATATTTAATTTTTTTAAAAAGAGTTTTTTTATTATTATAATTTGCTAATGGTAATTTATTAATAAATTTTAATATATCTTCTTCATTTATTCCATTAGAATTAACATCGCAAAATTCATAATAATTTTTTAATTGTTCATTATCTGAATCTGGAATAAAATTAGTTTTATCAAATAAATCAAAACCAATCATTTTTTTATTTGTTGCCGGTGAATATATTTCTAACATTTTAAGAAGTTGCATAAAACCAACTCCTTTGAAAACGCCTAATTCTACAATATCACCTGGTAAATCTATACATAATTTAAATAATTCATTTTTTGCTAAAAATTTTCTCAATCTTTCTATATCATCCATCATAAAAAAAGCATTACTAATTTCCATATTACTATACTTTGATACTAATTCCTCTATTTTTTCCATTATATTAATATAAGTATTATTTTCTTAAACTAGTTTTTTTAATATTTTCTTTTTCAAATAATATTCTTTCTCGAGGTTTATATTGCATAGCTTTCTCTAATCCTCTTATACCATGAACTAACTTAATCAATCCATCTGGTTTTATAGATGATGATTGGTCACTACCCCACATATTTCTATCTAACGTAATATGTCTCTCAATCCATTCACTTCCTAATCCGCATGCGCAAAATGTTGTAACTAGACCATATTCATGACCACTATAGCCAATTTCTTTATTGGGGTATTTTTCTTTTAACCAAGTTATATAATTAAGATTTAGTTCTTCAACTGGACATGGATATGTTGAATTTGTATGCATAATTACATTTGGATTACATGCTTCTATACATTCTTCAACTTCTTTTTCTGTGCTCATACCAGTGCTAACTATTAATATATCAAAAGCATCTCTAGCTGCTTTACATAATTCTAAATCAGTAATTAAAGCACTTCCTATTTTACCTATTTTCGTATATTTTTTCATAACATTTACACTATCTATGTCCCAAACACTAGCAAAAAATTCTATACCAATTTCATTAGAGTAATCAACTAATTCTTTAATTTGTTCTTCAGAAAATTCAATTTTGTATTTATATTCTAAATATGTCATATCACCCCAAGGAGTTGACTTTGGTTTATTTTTTTGTTCTTCGGGAACGCAAACATCAGGGTTTCTTTTTTGTATTTTAGCATAATCACATCCTGCTACTTTTGCTAACATAATCATTTTTTTACATTCTTCCATAGAACCATTATGGTTAATACCAATTTCGGCAATTATTTTTACCATATGTATATATTAGTTATAATAATGTTTAAATTACTATTTTAAATATTATATTAAGTTAATCATATAATAAATACTCTATTGTTGTTTTCCAAGAGTTTTTACTATGAACATTTTTTTCATACCACTCTACACATGCTTTTGACATTTCACTCCATTTTTCTTCGCTTATATTTTCTATTTTATTTTCATATTCTTCTGGGTTATTTGCTCTAATATAATGAATATTTTCTTGAGGAGGATTAATATATGAATTTATTTCTACGTCTGGTGTAATAATTGGAACTGTTCCAAATGCCATTAATTCAACCTCTCTATGACATTTACTTCCAAACCCTCTTAAGCATAAACCATACTTAGCACTCCGTAATTTTAATAAATATTGTTCTTTATTAAATTTATGTTCTTTTCCTGCCGTGCAATGATATTCTGTTAATACTTCTTTCCATTCTTCATTATTTTGTCTATATTGAGCTTGAACATTATTTTCAAAATTACCTATAAAAATTGATTCTATTGTTCTTTCATTAAAAGTTAAATATGTATGAGAAGAGAGAAGAGTTTCTAATAATCTTGGGTTTCTAGGCCAAAATATCCATGGACTTATATTTACTCCATTATCTTTTAAAAATTTACCTTCTAACTCCATAGAACCATTTCCCATTAACATTTTAAATGTAGTTCCTAATTCTTCATTAAACCATTCATGGTTTGGTCTATCATAAAATAAAATATTTGGGTATAACCAGCAATGATTTATATTATCTACTACTTGAATATCAACATCGTTATTATTTTCTTTATATAAATAGGCTAATTCTCTAAAACTATCATTTGCATGATTCCATATATTTTCTCTTGGTTGCGAAGGAATTTTAATAACCCATTTTTTGTTTATTATTCTCCAAATTAACATTATATCTTTGTATCTTCTTAATTCTCCTAATTTATTAATAATAAAATTATTTATTTCTTGAAATTGTGCTGAATGAAAGTGTGTATGAAAACATACAAATGGTTTGTCATTATAATTAATATTTTTATTATTTGTATTTATACTTTCAATTACTTTTTTACGTTCATCATCATTTTCTAAATGAATTATTCTCCATGGAGTAAAATTAATCTCTCTTCCTAATTCTTGATAATCATATTTATTAGCTAAATCTTCTAATGATGCTTGGTCATAAAATCTTGATTTTTTTGTAAATTCTATCCAATCATAAACAACATTCATATTTTTTGTCCACAATAATCCCCCATTAAAGAATCCCCAAATATCACTTTCACTTTTTTTCATATAATGTGGTGATAATGCGAGTTCTTTACTTTTATCTATAGAATTTATTGGATTAAAAAATATTATATCAGAATCTAAAAATAATGTATCATTAGAGTTTACTAAAGCAAATTTAATAACCTCTGCTTTTTGCATTTGAAATTCTGTCCATATATTTTCTTTTTCCATTTCCTGTCTATCTTTATTGGAATATTTATCTAATGTTGTAAATAATTTTAAATTTAATCTAATCTTTGGAGTGCTATTTTCTATATCTTCTTTTGTTTTGCTATCAACTAATCCATAAACTAAAGCATTTGGATGATATAAAGATAATGAGAGAAGCATCCCTATCGCTTCAAATGAAGCATTTTGTGTTGCTATAAAACAAAAACTATCAGGTGCTTCATATAATATATTTTCTTCAACTACTTTTCTCTCTTCAATATTATTATCTGTTTTTGCTTCTACAATTTTATTTTCATTATCAATTGCGTTTTCTTTAATATTTTCTATAATTTCTCTATTATCTAATAATTCCTCCACCATTTTTCTATCTTCATTAGAGAGAATTTTTAAGTAATCATTATGTAAAAATATTTTTTTATATTTTTCAACATTCTCATTATATTTTTCTCTCTCTTTAACATCAAATTTATTTATAATAATATCATTCCATTCTTTAACAAAAAATAAATTTTCTTTATTATCTTCATTTAATTCCGGAAGCATTTCAACTGAATTTATTCTCTCATAATTCTTATAAATTTTCTTTGATTGATTATTAATTTTTATAAAATTATCTATAATTTTTAATACATAATCTTTATATTTATTACTATCATCATGAGAAGCATTTTTAAAATGAATTGGTTTTTTTGAATAAAGATTACCATCAAAATAATAATTTTTTACTTCATTTAAAGAGAGAAATTGTAATAAATTTTTAACTTGTTGAGAGAAATCTAAATCATTATTATTAAATATAAAACTATATAAATAACTCATTACTATAAATATTTTTATATATTTAATATTTAAATATTATAAAATATTAAATATATTATGGAAAAATTAGGAACAGATTATGGAGGTTGGTTAATACCAAAAAATATTTCATTAAATGAAAATTCTATACTATATTTGGGAGGAGCAGGTGAAGATATATCGTTTGATTTAAAATTACAAGATAAATATAATTGCTGGATAGTTATTATTGATCCCACAAAAAAAGCTATTAAACATTATGAAGAAGTAAAATTATTTTACAAAGATAATAATTTTAAATTTACTGGAAATATTCAAAAAGATTATATACAAAATATAAAAAATTTAAATATCAATTTCAATAAAATTATATTTTTAGATATGGGTTTATATAATAAAAAAGATTTGCTTAAATTTTATAAACAAGATAATCCAAACTATGTCTCACAATCACTAGAAAATAATATGTTTGGTATTAATTATGATATTGTTAAAGTTGATACTATTAAAAATATAATGATTGAATTAAATCATGATAATATTGATTTGTTAAAATTAGATATAGAGGGTTCTGAATGTGATGTTTTAGATAAAATGTTAGATGATAATATATTACCAAAATATTTATGTATTGAATTTGATTTATTATTAAAAAATAAAGATTTTAATAAAAAAACAGAAAAAATTGGTAAAAGATTAGAATCTTTTGGATATAAAATATTAAAAAATGATAACTTTAATATAACTTTTGAATTATTCTCTAAGTAATTCTATATCTCTATTATCAATATATTTTAATATAGTATCATCTGTAAAAATTTTGTAATGATTTGGTATATCATTATAATATTTATCAAAATTTACATAATTTCCATCCTTACCATCCTTAGCATTATTTATATCTGTTATATATCTATTAAAAAATTTTGTATATTTTAAATTTTTAATAGTTAAACCTTAATCATATTTCAAAAATATAAAATATTAAAAAATGATAATTTAAATATAACATTTAAATTAATAGTATATGATTCCTGTATTGATAATTCATCAAGGATATAAAGAATATTTAAAAATTAATCTTGAAATAAGCGGAAAAAATAATAAAATTTATTTAATTGGAGATAAATCAGTAGAACATCTTGGTAATATTAAAAATGTAACTTTTGTTAATATAGATAAGTATAATAATAATTTACAAATAATACAATATACAAATAATTTTATGAATTATTCATCAAACCCAAAATTATTTGAGTTTTTATGTTTTAAAAGAATTTTTATTTTAAAATTATTTATGAATGAATATAATTTTGATAAGGTATTTCATATAGATAGCGATAATATTTTATTAAAAAATATTAACGATTATGTATTTTCAAAAGATATTGCATATGCATGTAATAAAAATTGGCATAAAAATAGAATGTCTAATAGTATTCACAGTGGTTTATTAGATAAAAAATTTGTATTGGAGTTTGAAAAATTATACGAAGATATATATATTAATAAAAACAAATTACATCTTATTAAAGAAAAAATTAACTATCATACTAAGAATAATAATTTTGTAAATGGTGGTATATGTGATATGACATTATATTACTTACTAAATCAAGAAAAAATTATAGATGTAGAAAATTTATTGGAAAATAAAGTTATAAATAATAAAAAAATTGTTTTTATGAATAATATAAATAATGGAGAAGGTCCAGATAGTAAGGAACAATATGAATTAATAAATAATATTATTAAAATTCAAAAATCATCAAATGGAGAAGATAATTATCTTTATGATAAAATAAACAAACAATTCCTTGTTTTAATGAATATACATTTTCAAGG